GGTTCTGTAGTTCAATGTCCTCTTGTAGGTTTTGAATCTTTAAACATAATCTATTCATTAGGGTATGGAGCATTGCTTCATAACCCAAACCAAGAAGAAAAGATTACTCGTAGTATTTATGCACTAACCACTCATTGCCAAGGTAACTACGTTGCTGTAGGTAATGACATTATTCACTCAGCCAACTACCCTCAAACACTCTCTGAAATAGAGCAAGTTCTTGAGGGTTTAAAAACATATCCTGAATTAGTAGTAGATATAGAAACATTCGACCTACGCTTAAAGAATGCAGGATTAGCTTCTATAGGCTTTGCTTATGATAAACACAACGGAGCATCATTCTTATGTGATTACAGACCTATTCCAGAGGATTCTGGTATCTATGGAACACGTAGAGATAACATCCCCGTACGTAAGCTCCTACGAGCATTCTTCGATAGCTATCAAGGTAAACTTATAGCCCATAACGCATCCTTTGATTTCAAGTGTTTAATCCATGCTCTATGGATGGAACACCCGTTAGATGTTAAAGGTATGATCAATGGTTTAGAAGTCTTAACGCGTAGCTTTGACGATACCAAAATCATTGCATACTTAGCTTTAAACTCATGTGCTAAGCAAGAGTATGGATTGAAGAAGTTAGCTCAACCTTTTGCAGGTAACTGGGCTGAAGAAGACATCAAAGACGTACGTAAGATTAAACCACATGATTTATTGGTTTATAACTTAAAAGACTGCTTGAGTACTTGGTACGTTAAAGAAGTCTATGAACCTCTAATGATCCAAGACCAACAGTTAGATATTTATAAATCTATTATGTTGCCTTCACTTAAAACCATTATTCAAATGGAATGTCATGGAGTACCTCTATTGCCTTCAAAGGTAGTAGAAGTTAAAGCAGAACTACTCCGACTACAGCGAATGTATGTTGATCAGCTTGATAGCTCTGAATACATAGTATACGCAACAGACTTGCTACAAGAACGTGCATGGAAAGATAAACAAGCTTCTCTTAAAAAGAAGATAGTACATCGCCATGAATTTACTGAGCCTCTTAACTTTGGTAGCCCACAACAATTACAAGTACTTTTGTACGAAGTAATGGAACTACCTGTTATTGACTTCACTGATACCAAAGAACCTGCTACAGGTACGAAGACATTAGATAAGTTAATAAACCATGCTCATAACGATGATATGCGTAACTGTCTTAAAGTTCTTATTGAACTGTCTAAGGTAAATAAAATCTTAGAAGGTTTTATACCATCATTTGAAGATGGATGGCTTAAGGCAGATGGGTACTTGTACTTACATGGCAGTTTCAATCTAGGAGGTACTAAATCAGGAAGATTATCAAGCTCAAGCCCTAATCTACAAAACCTACCTGCTCACGGTAAATTGGGTAAGTTGGTTAAATCATGTTTTGTATCACCACAAGGTTCTATCTTTGCTGGAGCAGACTACACAGCTTTAGAAGATAAGATTAATACATTACTTACTGGTGATCCCAATAAAGTTAAAGTCTACAGTGAGGGGTTTGACGGTCATTGTTTCCGTACATTTTATTATTGGAAAGATCAGATGCCTGATATCGTTGATACTGTAGAAAGTATTAACTCTATTGCAGACAAATACCCTGACTTACGTAGTAAGAGCAAAGCTCCTTCATTTGCATTAACTTACCAGGGTACGTGGCTTACTCTAATGAACAACTGTGGTTTCTCTGAAGAGGAAGCCAAGAAAGTAGAGAAGAACTATCACGTCATGTATGAAGCTTCAGATATATGGCTTGAAGCTAAGCTATTAGAAGCATCAAAGCTAGGCTATACAGACTTAGCCTTTGGTTTACGTTTACGTACTCCATTACTAGCTAGAACAGTAATGGGTAGTTCAATGAAGGCTAACATCAGCTCAGCAGAAGCACGTACTGCTGGCAATGCTTTATCAGGCCAATCTTTTGGTTTGCTTAACTGTAAAGCTGCAAATGACTTCATGGAGCGTGTATACGCATCTCCATACAAGTACGACATTATGCCTGTTATGCAAATCCATGATGCACAGTACTATATCTTCCCTGATGATGTAGACATTGTTAAATGGGTTAATGACAACTTAACTGAGTGTATGTCTTGGCAAGACTTACCTGAGTTACAGCATGACGTTGTTAAGTTAGGCAGTAATTTAGATTTATTTTACCCCCACTGGGCAAATGCCATAACGTTAAAGAACAACAGCAGTATTGAGGAAATCTACGAGACGGTCTCTAAACAATCCTAGGGGTAATCCCTAGGTACTAATCTATCTAGGAACTCTAATGACAATCTTTGAATTTTACATGTCTTATATACTTACTCGTAATGCATTGCTAATTGATCTCTCCGGTAACGTAATAAATGCAAAAAGGCGTAAAGAATTCTTACACCTAATCTTTGATAGTAAAACAGGGAAAGGTCCTTTAAATATAAATCACAGTGAAAGTATTGATATGTTTTCTCAATTAGGCATTCGCATAACTATCATAGTTAAGCCTATATTTATAACTGCTTCTACACTTACAGGTGTTATCTCAATTCCTGTACCAGAACCTGATGAATTACCTTTTTAAGGAATAAACCATGATCAAACAAACCTACTTTACGATTGCAGTATTACTTATTGCTTTTACTGCTTGTGTGATTAGCTTCGTAATTACTTCAAGTATTCTTCAATATCTTCTTGCCATACTCAATTTAGGAATGTTGTTTAACACTCTACGTATAGCTATTGAAATGGAGCTTTAGACATGGATGATTATTTTTTATAAATAAAAAAGAGGAGATAACTCCTCTTCTAGATAAGTAAACTATTAAGCTTTTTTAGTAAGCTCTTTAGTTCCCTTATCTACTAATGCAACACCACCTACAGTTAGTGGGATTACATCTTTACCTGCAACAACTTTGTCATGAAGTGTTGGAACAACAACATTCAAGGTAGTTTTTGCATTACCGTTCACATCTAAAACATAAGCCATGGTACTCTCCTAAAAAGCTTAATCATTTTGGCATAGATATTCTAACAATAAATATCTAGAATGTGTACGTCAACTCAGGAGATGTATGAATGGATGATTCAACTCAACCTGATGTAATGGCAATTGTTATTACCATCTTACTCGGATGTGTAGCAGCTTTCGTATCAATAGGTCGTAAGATTTATAATGCACGTACTAAATTCTCATGGCTATGGCTCAGCACTGAGATTGGTTCATGTATCTTAGCAGGTTTCATTGGCTATGAATCTTATCCTAGTATTCAAGCTGTATCCATGCTTTCTTGGATGCCTAAATCAGTCTTTGTGATTCTGTGCGTCTATAGCGGCTCAAGGCTCGTGTTACTTCTTGAAGAGAAAGCAAATAAAGCCTTTCCATCGTAACTATACCCTCTTCGGAGGGTTTCTATTATCTACAGGTAAACCATGAACATCAAGCAACTCAAGCAACGTATTTCAGTTATCAGTACCCTAGCTATAGCTGTATCTACTAATAAACCTTTCTTAATTGCTACAGTAGATAGTAATAGTAAACCTTTTATCTGCAGTAACCTTAAAGCTACTGACAGTATTAAGTTTGCAGGTATTGCTGCTATGCACTTAGCTGAGGTAAATAACATTTCATTTAAAGATGCTACTAACAATATTCAACAACAAATGCTCACTATCTACCGTGAGTCTCTTGGATTAGAAAGCAAGGAAACCATGCATGAATAATACAATATACTTATCAGGTGCTCATAGAACAGGTAAGTCATACTTAGCTTCTATTTCAGCTCACTGTCTTGGCATTGACTTTAGAGAGGCTAATTTATCAGAGGTGTATAGTCAGTTAGGTACTACACCTCAAGATACTATTACACCTTCAATGTATTTGCCTATACAAGAACTAATGTTAGTACGTATGAACTCTAACTATATTAGCACTGCTACCATTGTAGATCGTTCTCACGTAGACCTAGCAGCTTATGCTATCTACCATACACGTAACAGTCCTGAATTAAATACATGGCTTTCAGGCTATGTAGATCGCTGTCTGAGTAGCATCGATAAAGATGATGTAATCGTGTCTGTACCTATATCTTCTCTCAACATTGAAGATACTCCTAAATCTTTTACTAAAGATTCTGCACAGGAAATTCAAGACATCATACAAGGACTATATCTACACCCTTTACTTAAAGCTAAGGTAGTACATGTCCCTGTAGAGACTACTAAAATTTATGAGCGTGTTCAGGTTATTGCTGACATTCTTCAAGAACATCCATCTGAAGGTGTTGTGAAGATAAAGCCGATACAACTAAGTAACAAATGCTGGTAAGTTTATTAATAATAAATTATATACAGCTCATTTACCTTTTCAGGAGAAACCCTATGAATTCAAAATACTTATCCGTACCTTTTGCAGAACTAAAAAAAGTCATCTTAAAAGAAGAGGCTTTAGTCTCTTTTTATACTAAAGACTTGGACACACCCCCATGTATTCACATGCAGACAACGTCTATGCAGTTTAAACAGATTACGTTTACCTACATCTACAACGAAGTAAAACAATCATGGTTTGATGTATTACTTAAACGTAAACGATACATACTTGCTAAGGTGCATAACACTCACTTTGGTACTCAAATCTATGCATCACCTTTACAGACGAGTGAAGAACTCAGTTCAAACATCTCTAGTTGGTGTGAAGAATACAAACCCTTAAACCACATCTACAAGGCTCATTAATCCATGAATGAATTAGTATTAGCAGTATCTCGTGAAGCTTTAGGTGTAGGTACTGAATCCGGTATCTTCCCTATTGATCTAAATAGTATTGATAGTGAAGCGTATGCTTTATTACCTCGTCACATTGCAGACAACAAATCTGATAGTTCAGTAGCTTTAGGTAAGCTATTCCCTCAAATCCTAGGGTACGTACAGCTTGTGAATGAACAAGGTGAAATCTTATCTTACGCTCGTAAAGGTAAAGAGAAAGGACTGCATGGATTACGTTCTATTGGCGTAGGAGGGCATGTATCACATGAGGAGCTAGTTACAGCTATCTATCGTTCAGATGATCCTACACAGCTTCCTACGTTAACTGAGCTTATTCAACTTGGTTTACGTAGAGAACTCCTCGAAGAAGTAGGTATTGATATTGGTACTTACATGGAAGCAAACCAGCTACTCGTATCAGATAGTAATATCACCTCTCAGGTACATGTAGGTTTACCTATGCAACTTGAAGTACCTGAGTTTGGTATTGTACTAGAGCAGTCAGAGTTCTTAGATGCTCGTTGGATTAGTGTTGAAGAGCTTAAAGCTACTGTAGACATCTATGAACCCTGGTCTCAGCTTATCATTCAACAACTGTAAAATTAAACCCCTCAGAAGAGGGGTTTTTAAACTAACGTAAACTAATATCTATACATCTTCCTGCAGGAATGCTCATAGGTACGTTTAGATCAGGTAAATACTTACCATTGCTAAATAATACGTCATAGACTTTTACAACAACAGTAGACGCTGCAGCAAATTCGATAGTACAAGTACAGAGTAAGTTACCTAACTCATCTCTAGGAAGAATATACTTAAAACCATTTAAACCATGAGAGGTAGCTGACGTAATAACGTAGGTATTAATGTCTTGCTTAGTCATAGTAAATGGTCTAACAGCTTGAGGGTAGTTGACGAGTCTATCGTCATACAGCTTAGTAGCTGAACCTCCTAGAACAAAGCTGTTATTAGTGTCTGTAAGTAAACCAAGATTGTCTCTAGCACCTTGAATGGTCTCTGCTCCTGTACCACCTTTAGATACAGGAACACCTGCAGTTGGAAGAGTAACAGTAGAACTATTACCTGATAAGAATAAATAAAGTTCTTTAAAAGCGTCTTCACATTTAGCTCCAAAGACAATAGCAGAATCACCCTTCTTATCGTTAGCTGCTAAGCCTATTGATATAACTTCTCTAGTCACTTGTGTACTCCATAATTAGCATGGTTTAAGCCTCGTTAGTAGAGATACGACCTGCTGCTAGTACAGGTAGATCGTAGCGATAATCATGTGGAGTAGTACCTGTACTAATCCAACGATATGCTGTAACACGCTTAGGGTCAAAGTCCTGAATAGTTACAGCATTAGATTGGTTTCCACCTAATACTTTAAGCATACCTGATTTAGTCTTACCTACTACAAAACCAACATGACCTCCACCATCACGTGTAAAGGTTACTACGCAACCATACGCAGGCTTACTAAGTTTAGTGCCTGCATTCTCCCACTCTTTAGCTCTAAAGAACTCTTTAGGTACTTTGGCGCTGAGACCTGCTTCTTTAAACACTTGAGCGCAGAAAGTACCGCACCAGGGTTGTCCTATTAACCACTTACCTGATAGTGTTTTAGCCCATGCGTCTATAGTGGGGTGTTTATTCGATGCCTTAATTTCAGTTAAACCTAAGTAGCTACGAGCTACTTTTATATGTGTTAACTCAGGAGTTGCACTCATTAATATATCCTCATATAATAAAGTTACCCATGGAGTATTGTCATATACATACCCCAAAAGCATAAAAGGAATATACCATGTCTAAAAGTTCTTGGGCTATTTTAGAGATATCAGGAAAATACGCAAAAGTACGTTGTACTTGTGGATACACTGCAAAACGTAATACTTATGATATTAAATCAGGCAAATCTGTATGCTGTAAAACATGTTCTTACAGTATGCGTAAAGGCGTACCAATTAATGTAACCCACGGTTTAGCAGATTCACCTACTATGAATAGTTATGCCGATATGAAAAGAAGATGCTATGACCAAACCCGTAAAGATTATAAAAATTATGGAGGTCGTGGGATAACGGTACAAAAAGATTGGTTAGAAGGTACTGCTGAACTTTCTGGCTTTTCTTGTTTCGTACGTGATTTAGGTATGCGACCTAGTAAAGATTACCAATTAGATCGTAAAGATAATAATGGGAATTATACCAAGGATAACTGTCATTGGGTTACACGTAGTAATAATATGCGTAACAGGCAGGATACTGTAAAAGTAAATTACAAAGGTAAAGAACATATACTAATAGAGTTATGCGAACAGAAAGGTATTAGCTACAAGAAGGTGTACCAACGTATGCATAAGTATGGTTGGGATGCGGATAGAGCTATAGATACCTAATTACATGAGTTAACTCTGGTTTATCACTCATGGTTTTCTCCTAGTAACTTACAAATTAGTTGAAGTAATAAGGCACCTCCTAAGAAGTGCCTGTTAAGTTATCCTTGTGATACGTTGACATAGACTGGCGTAACACCATCAGTCCATGCCCATACTGTTACACCTACACCGAAGCCAATCTCTCGGATTAAGTGGAAGGCATCTACACTAGATACAGTAGCACCTACGTGGATTTTAAAATCTATCCCTGACGTAGAAGATAGTAATGCCCAGTTTTCAGCAGTAACAATCTTCACAGGTGCGTTGGTTAGTAAAACTTTAGTAGTCATCAGACTTCCTCTTGAGTATAAGCAATAAGGTTTAATTCAGTTAAGGCTGCTTGCCAGTTCTCTTGCGCATCACCATCTAAAGATAGACGTTCATACAAATGATTAAGTGACTCACGTAATTCTACAGGAACCATTAGGTTACGTAACCCATCATCACTGAATACTGCGTAATCTTCTGGCTTCCACCATGAATGACAACCCCAATAGATACCATCTTCACCTTGTAGTTTTATGGAAAGATTGTTATCACCACAGCCATAAGCTCCAGCAATCTGGTTAATCGCATCTTTGTGAGCATCAGGGACGATGTTTACTACAGATAATTTAAACACTGAGCGTGACCCCTATTCGTTTAGCTAGTTCTTTTTCAATAGCTAATGTTTCACTGTCTGAAGTTAATTTACCAATGCCGATTAAGCTGTATAGATGACCGTTGAACGGCAGGTATGTGCCGCCTCGTCTGCCGATGTAGAGTGGGTAGTTGCCGTAGTTGCCTATTGATGCAGCACTTGAATTGGCAGATCCTGCGGTATTTACACCATCAAATCTACCCATAATCGCTCCAAGATAGTTGGTTGCTGATGTAGTGAGTTTCAATGAAATAACATTAGAAATTGGTGCTGTGTACGTTGAATAGTCTACTGCATTGAGTGTTGAGCCGCGAACACCAACACCATAAGAGTTTCCTGTTCGGGGGGCTTGTATGTTAAATGTGCCAACATTTGCTATAGATGCGCTTAATTCAACAAGAACTGATGGCGCAGCATCACTCAACCTACGCACCCCAGTAAACAAGCTCACCTTGTCTGTAGCAGTGAAGTCAATATTATTCGTCTGTAGGAAGTCGTCAACACCATCAAATGCTAGGTAGTTTTGATCTGTGCGGTAGCCTGTGATTTCTTTAATACTTACATCGTCAAAAGTTAAGCTACCAGTAGGTGCTACATTACTGTGTTGGAACATAAACCTAGATGATACTTCTGTAGGTTTAAATATCAGTTTATACTTTCCTGCTGTAGTGATAGTCACACTTGCGTAGTTTGTTATTGTGCTAGCGGGGCGAATAATTGCTGCTAATACAACATTTGTTGTATTACCTATAACAGTAAAAGTAAGTTCATACGTTTTAGAAGTGTCTAGGGAAATAGGCTTTGTTACACCACCAAATTGAGCAGAAGAAGCCATAACAAATGAGCCATCTATAGTTTGTAGTGTAGCATTCGTTGTTATCCAACCGTCAGTTCCATTTGATGTGTCTCCATTAACAACCAGCTCATTACCAAGTATAGGTGTCTGCTGCAAGATAGGTCTTGCTGCTGATGTGGTTTGGTATGCGTGGTTGCCTTTTAATTCATCAACTGAAATAGAGTCTAAAGTAAGCGTAGATGCCCCATTAATTATAAAATATATTGACGCAGAGTTTTTAAATATCTCAGCGTTATTGGAAGTTACATCGAACTCTCCAGCAGGCACATTTACCGCGCCATTAGCGTCACCGCTATTGCGTAACGTCCATGAAACACCGCACCGACCTTTTAATCTAATACGTACAACTTTACTTATCAACCCACTCAAGTTTCTATAGCATCCACCTGAACCGTTTACTGTAAATGAATTTTTAGATTTTGCTGTAACGCTTGCTGTACTAGACCAACCAATAGTGAAATCTAACGTAGCAGTATTTAGGTAGTTAGCACCTAAAGCTAAACCTTTACTCTTATCCAGTACCAACCCCACTGGTTGCCCCACAGCCGTCACAGGAGTAGTACCTGCTGCATCCTGATACATCGTGCTTAGATCGTTTGGGTCGTAGAAGAAGCCTTGTTCGTTATTACGAAATATCCCTCTGATTAAGGCTGTTAAACCTCTAGCACCAGTACCAAGCATAGGAATTCCACCCATACCTCTAATACCTCTACCTACCCACATTGCATTACGCATGTTTAATACCTTAGTTATATAAAACATGTAGAATAATAACAGATAAAGTAAAGCCCCTGTATGGGGCTTTTTATTTTGATGTGCAACGAGATAATTAACCTATCACGGTGTAAGTAATCTACCCAAAGCAACTGGCTGTAATATGTAGATACCGCTCGGAAGATTAGTACTAGAATGTAGTGAGAGATTAGCACCACCCGGAGTATGTCTAATCTTTATGATACTTGATGTGCCAAATTCCGCGTTACTAGCTTGTATTTGCATATCCCCTGTAATAGCTACAGCAGCGTTTGCATCCTCATCAAATAACTCTAAAGGGTATTCAAAATCAGCACCTGTTTTAAAATATTGTTCAGCCATCTGTATCACCTATATCTGTGTAATGTGTAGAGTTCTCTTTACTGAGGTAAAAAACTACAATCAACCACAGTGAACTCATAAGTATTTAATGTACTATCTGTAAGACTGGTAGTTGTTGCAGGGGTGTCTGCAGCATTTGTTGTTGTATATGCAGTTTTAAAATCTACTCTAGCATATCCATTACTTAACGCAGTAAAAAATAGACATCGTTGATAAAAATTAGGGGACTGGAGTCCACTGCACTGTAACTGCCTAGATACACAAAAACCCACTCTTTTACCATAATTTTTTTCTAATATATTTACTACAGTATTACTATCAATTTGAGCACTACTGAGAGTGCCTTTAATATGGTCTAATACTTTAAAGGGTAGGAATGTACTGTCATAAACCAGTTCACTATTTGCATTCCATACCCTAAATCCATATTCCATGTTTGAGGGGGTAGGAATAAAACCAAAGACATGTATGTTACATGCTCGATTTACTTTTACAGTTTTCTTAAAACCGCCTATAGTAGTATATGAATCTAAGAATGGGGTAGCACGTGTAGAGTCAAACATTAGCGGTTCGATAACATACCATTTAAAGTCTTCAATCTCTACTTCTGCCCAACCAGCAGTTAAATCGGTAATATAGATGGTGCTTATATATCCAATATTTCTATAATTAGAATCTATTTGCACGCTGCCTTGGGTATTCCAAATTTTAATACCATATTCGTCTGTCATTAGTAAATACCTACCATTACTGTTACCGGAACATTGTTATATCTTGAGTAAATATCAGCCTGAGACCACCCAGGGGAGAATATGGTATAAAGAATCCACATCTTAGTAGGGCTTAACATTGTCCAATGTACTGCTTGACGTATTCCTGCCATCTGCTGTGTACCTGATGCAGTATACTTACCATTATGGTCATGGTACATAACATAAGGAGTACCTTGTAAGAAGGCATCCGATTCAACTACTAGATGGCGCGTAGCATTATTAAAATTGTTAAGTGACATATTGGGCCAGTTAGGTCCAGTAGATACATCATTCGGAAAAGCTATAGTACCTGACCAAATAATACTAGTGATCTTATCAGAAGAATCTAGGAGCAACTTATTATTTGCATCCCAGACTTTAATACCGTAAATATCTGCCATTAGTTCAGCTTACCTATTTTAACCCTTAATTTATTACTAGCATCGTAGATCGTAATACCAGTACCTCGTTGCTCAATACGAGCACCCCCTGCAGTGCCTGTAGTGAATGTACCAAAGTTACCTGTAATAGCACTTAACTCATTAACATTCATTTTATCTACAGTAATGGAACCTGCACCTATACGATCTGCATTGATTATACCTGCAGTGATCTTAGCAGCATCAATGTTAGCGATCTTAGCGTTAGTGATAGCAGCATCAGCAATGTGAGCAGTACCAATAGTTGCATTAGCAATGATAGCTGAATTAATCCAAGTACCTGCAGGAAAATCAACACCATCAATATTAGTAGGTACAGTAGTGACTACAAAAGGTTTTACTGCATCTGTTGGTTTACCAATATAAAAAGTATCTGCATTAACACCAAAAGCTGATTTAACGACTCCATTCTCTAATTCAGAGATTAAACCATATCCTGCAACTACTCCATTAAGGTCTACACTTACAGTACTCAATGCTTTAATGGATGACAGTCCTGCTTGGATTTCATTAGTGATATCTAACTGTGCAATGTTGTCGTTAACAATAGCAAGCAATTCATCCGACTTACTTACCAATGCAGTATTTAAATTAGCATACGAAACATAATCAGTAAGAATGGTAGCAATAGTTCCATCTACTTGAGCGCTGTACGTATTTAACGCTGTAGTGATGGCTTCATCAGTCCCCGCAATTGTACTGTAGTCTTGAAGGATGCCTGCTACAGCAGTCTCTGTGCTTGTTTTAATAGCAAGTACTTGTGTGGCTATAGCTTCTTGCCCTTCATAACGTAGTTGAGCTTCTGTTGTAATACCGTCTTCTAATTCCTGGAATAAACTGGTACGTATAGCAGCTTCCTCTGCAATTTTACCTATCTGCTCAGAAATTAAATCATTGAACGTAAGCGTTAATTGATCAAAGGTTTCACCATTCTGTTCTGCTAAAGCAATAGCATCTGCATATTGTTTTGCTTTAAGTGTTTCATGCGCTAAACGTAAATCACTTAAACTAGTAGACGTACCACTAAGAGCTGCACCTAGATCACGTATTAACGGACTATCTGTTAATGCTCCGATAATATTACTAATATACTGATTACCTGTAGATAGGCTTTCAAGAACACTATCGGAAACATCAGCTACCAATTCACCTTTATACTCAGCACTTTTGATCTGATCGCTTAACTTTGTAATTTCTTTACGTAGCAAGTAATCCCAGTAAGATGCCTGAGCTAATATATTCCATCCAGTAAAATTTACTTCATCAGTATCCATAGTGAATTCATTTGAATCCATAGTGATATCTTGAAGCATCTGCTCATATCTCCGTACCCGTGTAAGTAACGCTTGGTACTGAGTATTTAGATCAGCTTCTGAATCCCTAACCTGGTCTAACAAAGCATTCGTATTGCTAGAATAACTAGCTAAGTGCATTTCCCAAGCAAGCATCAAATCTTGAGGTACATATATTGGTCTCAAAGTTTCTGCTAGTAATTCGGACGAAGTCTTATTACTATTGTCACCCTCTTCTGATGGGTACTTTGAAGTGTAATCAGACATTCGAGTCTCCTATTAAATTTAGCTAAGTATAGAATATTTTGGTCGCTTTGCGACCTAGTTTGATGAGTACGTACGAGGATTATTATATGAACGACATCCGTGTAAAATACATTACACATGCAGGGACAGATAAACTTGTTGCAGACGTTGCTAGAGTATCGTTTGCCAACACGCAATTTGACCCACTGACCGAAGCGTCTCAAAAGGATGTGGGATTAATTAACTATCTAGCACGAGGACTTAAAACATCAGAATATGATGATATGCTAACTAGCTTGCAAGAAGCTACAGACCGTACTCTAGTAGCTAAGCTTTACGATCAAATCCGTAATACTGCTACACACTTCACCCCCTTCTGTCATACAGCTATCACAGTGCAGTGTACTGCTCCATTACCTATCAGAACACAAGCTTTTAAGCATAAGGTTGGCTTCGTTGAGAACGAAGAATCAAGACGCTACATCACAACCACTCCTGAACTTTACTTGCCTGAAAGCATTCGTGCTAAAGCAGTAGATGTTAAGCAAGGTAGTGCAGGTAAGCATCCAAATTCTAGGTATTGGCTTAATGTTTATACCAGACAATGTGAAGAAGCTATCGCACTATATGAAGAAATGATTGCAAACCAAGTATGTCCTGAACAGGCTCGATTAGTACTGCCTCAAGGCTGTATGGTGAACTGGGTATGGACAGGTAATGTAATGTCTTTTGCAAATATGTTTAACAAACGTATTGACCCTCACGCACAAAAAGAAGTACAAGACTTAGCCTTAGCTATTCAAGAAGTAGTAGAACCTTTATTCCCTATTTCATGGAAAGCATTAACTAGAAAAGACTTAGGTGCATAATGATACGTCCCCAATTAAACATCCCTCTAGATAAACCATTACTCTCAGAACACATTAACTATGATGCAGATAAGCACATGGTTGAAGCAGGTAAAGTAACAGTCATTGACCGTTACCTTATTGAAGGTGAGACTTCTCCTCAACATGCTTACATGCGCTGTGCTACAGCGTTTGCTTCAGATAAGCAACATGCTTTACGTATGTACTCTTATATGCATCGTCAATGGTTTGGTCCTGCTTCCCCGGTACTAGCTAACGCTCCAGTACGTATTAAATTCTTTGAAGATTTTGAACGTAACTTCTCGCATGAAGCCTACGTATCTGTATACGGACCATTACCTATTTCTTGCTATACAGGTTATGTGCCTGACAGTCGTGTAGGTATTGCTGACCATTACCAAGAAATGTTATGGATTGCCTCTAACGGAGGAGGTTACGCATCTGACTGGTCTCCATTACGTCAAGGCGGAGCTATAACGTCTACAGGAGGAGTATCAGGAGGATTAGTACCATTCTTCCACGTAACAGACTCTCTCGTAACAGCAGCTCACCAAGGTAGTAATAGACGTGCTGTATACGGCGGTAACATTCGTTGTGACCATCCAGAAGTGATTGAGTTTATTGAGTCACGTAAAATGTCTGGTGATCCTAACAAACGTAGCCGTAACGTATTCCAAGCACTCAAATGCTCAGATAAGTTTATGTATGCTGTACTTCAAAATAAACCATGGGACTTAGTAGATAACAAAGGTACGGTTGTAGAAACCATCCAAGCTCGTGACCTATGGGAACTTGCTATGGAGCTTATGTTTGAAACTGGAGGTCCATTTATTGTATTTGAAGATACATGTAAACGTATGCTCCCTGAAGAACAGAAAGAGCTAGGGTTAGACTTTAACAACGTCAATATCTGTACTGAGATCACATTGGCTAATAATGAAGAACGTACAGCAGTTTGCTGCCTGTCTTCATACAACATGCTTAAACATGATGAATGGAAAGATAACGAACAGTTTATATTTGACTGTGTAGAGTTCTTAGATAACGTCCTTGAATACTTTATTCAGAACGCTTTGTACTCATGTACTAAAGACTTTGACTGGAGTGGTTTACGTGAAGTACTTAAAGACTTTGTAGCAGAAGATCAATTAGACGATGCTATGAAAACTTTAGTAGAGAAACGCTTTATGGGTTTACGTAAAGCAGTCTACTCAGCAAAATCAGAACGAGCTATTGGCTTAGGTTCTATGGGTTGGGACTCTTACTTTAAAACCAAGATGCTACCTTATGAATCTACTGAAGCTTTAGACATTACGTATACAGTAACTAAATGGGTTAAAGAGACTGCTGTTAAAGCAAGCTTCCATCTAGGTGCTGAACGTGGTCATGCTCCTGACATGTTCCGTAGTAAGCGTAGAAACTCTCACTTACTTGCTGATGCTCCAACAGCTACCAACAGTTTAATCTGTGGTGGTGTTACTCCTAGTCGTGAACCTCGCTTCCAGAATATCTATCCACAACAATGTACGTCTGCGACATTCCAAATGGTAGAGCCTGAATTGGCTAAGATACTCGATAAGTATAATAAAAATACTTATGAAGTCCGTAAGTCTATTGAGGATATGGATGGTTCAGTACAACACTTAGACTTCTTAGATGAATTAGAGAAGAAAGTATTCCGTACTGCTTATGAAGTAGATCAGTTATGGATTGTAGAACATGTAGCTGCTGCACAGCAGTTTGTATGTCAAGCAATCTCTACTAACTTATTCTTCCGTCCTGATGTGCCACGTAAGTATGTGAACGCTGTTCACTTCCAGATGTGGAAGAAAGGATGTAAGTCCCGCTACTATATTCGTAGTAAAGCGTTGGCTACATCTAATGCTCTAGCGAAGAAGGTAGACTCTTCTATCATGACTATTGACTATAACCGTGCAGACATCTTCCAAGTATGTCTATCATGTGAGGGCTAATGAATGGCTTTTAATTTAAACCAACATGAACATCTACGACTTACAGATACCCGTGCTTATTGGAAGCCTATGCGATACCCTGCTCTATTCGAGTTGGGTGAGACACATCGTAAGATGAACTGGACCATTAACGAAGTACGTAAACTTTCTCAAGACATTAAGGACTGGAAAGAGCTAGACGAGAAGACTAAGGCTACATATAAGTTCTTATTACTTTACTTTACTCAAGCTGACGTAGACGTAGCAGGCTCTTACTTTGAGAACTTATCTAAGTGGTACAAGCAACCTGAACAACGATACTGGTTAGCTCGTGTTATTGACCGAGAAGCTACCCACGTTCAATGTTATGACATGCTTCCTGAACAGTTTGGTATCAATAAGGAAGAGTACTGTGACATGCTTGATATTGATGTGATCTATGATCAGCGTCAGTTCATGATTGCACATGCTCAAGCAGATAGCTTTGAAGATCGTGTGTATACTTTAGTTAAGCACATCTGTGGAGAAGGTATTGGTATCTACGGTATCTTCTTAATGCTCATTAACGCTCAACGCTTTGGGCAGATGATGGCTCTAGGGCAAGAAGTAGTACAGTGGTCTGCACGTGATGAGAACCAACACGTAGAAGGTCTTACATGGCTGTTAAACCAAGAACTTCATGAGAATGCTAATCTCGTTACAGAGAAGCTAATTACAGATATTAAGTTTATGTTTGAGCTTGCTGTACAGCGTGGTATTGCATTAGCTAAACGTGCTTATCAAGAAGGTGATCTACATGATTTAACTATCAATCAGATTGCTAACTTCTTAAAGCAATTAGCAAATGCTCGTATTAATGCTATTGATATCTCAGTAGATAAAATCTTTACTGAAGTATCTGAAGAAGTATTACCTCAAGTAGGTTTACTGTTTACAGGCTCTAGCTTAGTTAACTTCTTTGAAGCAGCAAACACTAACTACGCTGTAGGTACTCTTACAGGTGATTGGGAATATCCACCAGTATTCTTTAAAACAGACTATGATACTGAACAAGAGATTCTCAATGGTTGAGGGTTGTGATCTATAACCAAGGCAGAGCTTAGGCTCTGCTTTTTATTTAAGGTGACACGATGAATAAAGAAAGAGAAGCGTTTGAAGCATGGCTATTTAAATACTACCCAAAGGCAGAAGAACTTGGGCTTGTTTATAGACCTAATGAAAACCTATATGAACACCGTCAAACTCAAATACGATGGATAGTATGGCAAGCAGCCAAAGCCCAAGCAGTGCCCGAAATACAACAATCCAAACAAGCTGAAATTGACGATCTCAAAGCTCAACTCAAAGCTGTGCATGAAAGCAGAGCTGATTTTGTTGAGTATTGCAGAATGGTCGAAGCACAGGAGAACAAAGGATGACCCAGCAACAACGTATAGACACAATCGTACTGCATATTTATTTAGGTAAAAAGCAGGGGCTTGATGTGGCCTATTTAGTTGAGTTACAACAACAACGGTATCTGCAATCGTGGGATATATACATACCAATACCACTTAACGAAATAGGATAGCTTATGTATTCAAACCAAACTAACTTACCTACAGCTATAGCTGTATGGCTTGCACACGATACGTATGATAGAGCTGAAGCAGGCCTATCTGCTACAAGCTTACTTAAACCAATAAGACAGGTACTACTCTCTCAGCGTGTTCCTGAAGGTGAAGGTATTACTGACGTTAGTGGTTTAATTAAGTCACGTATTGGTACTGCAATCCATGATGCTATTGAACGTGCCTGGCTGAGTGATCGCTTAGAAGCTACTCTTAAAAGTCTAGGTGCTTCAGATAAAACAGTATCAAGAGTTAAGATTAATCCTGAAACTATTGAAGGTCCTTGTTACCCTATCTATCTTGAGCTTAGAACAAGCAAAGATATTTTAGGTGTAAAGGTTACAGGTAAGTTTGACTTCATTGATAATGGCAAACTGATTGACTTTAAAACTACAAGTACCTTTGCATACACTTCAGGTAATAAAGATGAAGACTACATTATGCAAGGTAGTATTTATCGTTGGCTTAATCCTGAAATCATTACAGATGAGTTCATGGATATTTGCTTCATCTTTACTGATTGGCAGAAGAACAGATATTTGAGTGCTCCTCAAAGCTACCCTTCAAGTCAGATTATCTCTCGCAGTTTTAAGCTGCATTCTGCAGCCTTTGTGCAGTCATACGTTGAAGAACGTGTTCGTACTTTAATTAAACTGCAGGACGTTCATGAAGTAGATTTACCCTTATGTACTGATAAAGACCTATGGCGTAAACCAGATACTTTTAAGTATTATAAGAACCCCCAAAAACAAAGCAAATCAACTGCTAACTTTGACAACCTTAGTGATGCTAACAGACGCTTCTTAGATGATGGCGCTGTAGGCTTAGTTAAGACAGTTAAAGGAGGAGTTTCCGCGTGTCTGTACTGTAGCGCATTCACCGTATGTACTCAGAAAGACAGACTTATTGAGTCAGGTGAGTTAAAGATTTAAATCCTTTACTTACATATACCATGGTAAATACTTATGAAAAGTTTTGATCAAATGCCCTATCATCCAATGACAGAGCAGATCGTAGACATCTTATGCGAGCGTTCTCAGAACAAACAGAGAATGTTCTTTCGCATTGCATGTCAATATTATTGGGGAGTACTCGCTTCCCAGATGCATACGAAGGTAGTAGGTTGGGGTAGCACTCCAATTCCACTGAATATTTACGCATTAAACCTAGCAGTATCAGGGTAAACAACCATGCCCCTATAGGTAGTGATACCTATTAGCAAACCTCCCTAATTCGGTGAAACTCTGACCATTAAGTTGAAGACAATACCGAGCAAGGCATTAGCCGTGTGTAACGACTATCGAAAAGCAGCTTAGCTGAACTGAGTAGAGTAAGACCCAAGTGGGTTTGAAATGGGAGGATGCTTATTTACTTACCACAACGTTAGTGCTATATTTAAATCTAGCTATAACATTGAGGAAAGTGCAATGACAGTTTGGAAAGATATTTTAGGGTATGAAGGTTTATACCAAGTAAGTGATGAAGGTTCTGTAAAGGCACTAGCCAGATCAGTAACCAACAAGAACGGTAGACTACAACAGTATCCTGAAAGGGTTTTAAAAACGGATAAAAGTGTAATGAGTAATTCTACATACCATAGAGTTACTTTATGTAAGAACCACGTTACTTCTAGATTTTTAGTACATCGTTTAGTAGCAGAAGCTTTTATACCTAATCCGTTAAATAAACCAATGATTAACCACATAGATAATGATGCAGAGAATAATCAGGTGTCTAACATAGAATGGGTAACTCATTCAGAGAATATGATACATGCCCAAAAACAGGGTAGATTATTTCACGCACAGTCTAAGGCAGGTAAGGTAGCAGGTGCTATAAGCACAGCTAATTTACATAAACTAGCTCAAGACAGCGTAGGCTTATTATTTAATTCCTGGCAAGTTATTGATCCAGACTTATCCTATAGAGCAGGTAAAGCATACATACTTTGTAAGTGTGTTTGCGGTAAACAGGCTCAAATAGATTTTGCAAGATTACGTAGATTAGATGCTACGTCATGTAAGTCATGCGCTAAGAAGTAAATAAGTATAAGAGTTAGTCTGATCCCTGTAGAAATACAGGGCGGGTGCTTTAACGTACCGCATACGCATAACGAACGTATGGGACAATATGTCGGTAAGGGTTTCTCCACAGGGCTTATTGAATCAGAAGTTATTAATAAGTTTCGTGCTAACTTCATGGATAACACTTTCCATCTACAAGCAGAAACCAATATCAATGCACTAGCTAAACATAAAGCTCTACATAAAGGCACAGACGTTACAGATGAAACTGAGCGCCTGATTAAAGAGTTTAATGCAGCAGGTTCGCTAATGTTCTCATTTGATGATGCAACTATGGCAGCAGTTAAACAGATGCGCCATAAGCTTATCATTGCAGGTTCAGGTGCGGTTAACTTGCAGGTAGATGAAGTAGGTACAAAGCTTGTAAACCAAGAAGATGTACTAGCAGGTTTCTTAGAACTGTATGACACAGGTAAGATGAAAGATAAGCTCATTAAGAATGGGCAAGAAAATCAACGTGTAGAACGTATTGAGGGACAGACTCCAGCAAACATGCTTCTATTTGGTACACCAAGTAAGGTAATGGATGGAGGTAAAACTCAAGCGTATCTCGAAGCTATGCTAGAGATGGGATATGCAAGACGTTGTCTATTTGGGTACTCAACCCATTTAGGAAAAGATACTACTTCTGATGCACAAACATTAGTGCAGTTACTTACTAATAGTAAGTCAGATGCAGTACTAAACAACATTGCTACTCATCTTGAACAGTTAGCTGATTATCCTAACCTGTCTAAAGAAATCACAATCCAAGAAGCTGAAGCAGTTTACTTAATGGAATATAAAATTAACTGTTCAGAACGAGCAGAGCATTTTAAAGACCATGAGTTTAGTCTTAAAGCTGAGATGGACCATCGCTACTTTAAAGTACTCAAACTAGCAGGTTGCTACGCATTCTTAGACTACAGTCCAGTTATCACTGTTGATCACTTGGATTACGCTATACGTATCGTAGAAGATTCAGGCGAAGACTTTAAACGTCTAATGACCCCTGAATACAACTATGAAAAGTTAGCAAAGTATTTAGCTGCTTTAAACCAACCAGTTACTCTACCTGATCTTGAGTATGCTCTACCTTACTTCCGTGGAAGCAGACAACAGAAAGAGTATTTGATTGAGTACGCTACTGCTTGGGGATATAAAAACAATGTTGTCATTAAGAAATCTTTTGACAATAACATTATGTTCTTAGCTGCAGACAGCTTAAAGCAAACCAATATAGATGAGATGATTATGTCTATCTCTACTCGTCTGTCTGAAGGTTACGAAGCTAAACGCGTACCATTTGATCAGCTACACTTACTTGCTACAAACAATGAGTATCATTGGTGTAGTCACCACTTCCAAGGAGATATTCGTAGAGCTGAAAACGCATTACCTCTATTCAATATGATTGTTCTAGATATTGATGGGACAATGCCACTTGGCGTAGCTCAAGACTTACTTAAACAGTATCGAGCATTCTTCTATACAACGAAGTCTCATACTGAAGAAGTACATCGCTATCGTATTATCTTACCGATCAACTACGAAGTAGAAATGGATCGTGAAGAATACAATGCGTGTATGGATGCAGTACTTCAAACCTTACCGTTTGAATGTGATCCAGCAACTAAAGATATTGCACGTAAGTGGATGTGTAACGAAGGAGAGTACTTCTACCAAGAAGGCGAGCTATTCGATATCTTACCGTTCATTCCAAATACTTCTCGAAGTGATGAACGTCAGCAAGCATTTCAAAACCAATCAGACTTAGACAATCTTGAGCGTTGGGTTCTAAACCATACAGGCGCAGGAAATCGTAACGATCAGATTTATAAGTATGCAATGGTACTTGCAGATGCAGGTAAATCATTAGAGCAGATTGGAGAGTTAGCACGTAACTTAAACAATAAGCTAAGTGATCGTCTTTCTGATGAAGAGATAATGAACACAGTACTCAAATCTGTAAGTAATAAGATGAATCGAAAATAGTCCAAACGTTGTTTGGTTTTATGAGTAATCGGGGAGCAATCCCCACTTAGAGGTAAACAAGATGTTAGACCAACAAAATGACTTTATGGTTTTAATTGGAGGAGAATCAGGTGCAGGTAAGACAACCTCATTGATGAATATCCGAGACCCTGAAGGTGTCTTATATCTTAATTGCGATGCAGGGAAACGCATCACTTTTAGACATAAGTTTAATACTGTAACAGTTACTCATCCTATGCAAGTACTTGAAGGTATCAAAGCAGCTAATGGTTCTGAAAAGATTCATACAGTCATCATTGATACTTTATCGTTCTTGATGGAGATGTACGAAACTCAGATTGTATTACGTGCAGATGATACTCGATCAGCTTGGGGAGATTACGCACAGTACCTCAAGACATTGATGCAAGAGTACATTGCAGCAAGCACTAAGAACATTATTATCTTATCTCACATTGCAGACTACATTGATGAGTCTGCAGGGACTAAGAAAGTTCAAGTACCTCTTAAAGGGGCTTCAGCTAAAGTAGGTGTAGAAGCTTACTTATCTGTAGTAGTGAACGCTAAGAAAGTACCTATTGTTGAACTTGAGAAATACCCTTCAGAGTATTTACATATTACGGAAGAAGAACGTATTCAAGGATTCAAACACGTATTCCAAACCAAGGTTACAGCTAAGACAACTTCTGAGCGTATCCGTGGTCCAATTGGAATGTTTAAAGCAAATGAAGTATATATGGATAATGACGTACAGTTGTTATTGGATATTCTTCATGAGTACTACGAAGCGTAAGCGCAAAGACTTTACCTGGGCAGATTTAGATGAACTGCTCAGGTATGATCCTCACACCGGTAAGCTTATTTGGCGAACCAACAAACACTCTAAATCGGTAGTACCTAACTCCATAGCTGGATGTATTAACAAAGCTACAGGATATAGAACAATTACTATTTTTGGGGTATCTTATGCGGCTCACCATGTAGCATGGTTTCTTCATTACAAGAAGTGGTCTGAACACCAATTAGACCATATAAACCATATACGTAGTGATAACCGTATCGCTAATCTACGTGAAGTGTCTATAGCTGAGAATGCTAGAAACAGGAAGCGTAGAGATAAAACCACAACAGGCGAGCATGGGATATGGTATGACAAGCAACGTAATAAATACGTAGCTGAGATTTCTATGGACCGTAAGCGCGTTTACTTGAAACGCTTTGATGATATCGAACAGGCAGTAGCTGAAAGAGAGTCAAAGTTAATTGAATTAGGATTCCATGAAAACCATGGGTCTAAACATTAAGGAATACATTTCATGTCATTATTTGGTCAAGGCTACAACGATAAAGCAATCCCAGTAACTGATAAACAAAAACGTACAGTAGATTCAGGTGTATACCAAGGCACTGTTAAAAATGCGTTTATTGGTAAGTCATCAGGAGGTGCTACTTCAGTATCGTTAGAAGTTAAACTGGATTCAGGCAAAACTATCTTTGAAACCATTTACGTTACTAACAAGCAAGGTAGTAACACTTACGAAAAAGAGGGTGTTATTGGTTACTTACCAGGTTTCTTAACTGTAAACCAAATTGCTCTATTCGCTACAGGTAAAGACTTGTACGAATTAGAACCTGAACTAGAAGAACGTATTGTTAAACAGTATGATTCTAAAGCAGGTAAGCAAGTAGACAAGCCTGCTATGGTTATCGTACCTCTATTAGAACAGCCTATCCTGGTAGCTATTAAAGAAGTACGTGAAAACAAAACCAAAGCAGGTGATGGTGCTAAGCGTATTACGCTTGCAGAAGATCGTGTATATAACATGATTGATAAAGTATTCCATCCTTCTACTCTCCATACACAAGCAGAGCTTGAACAAGGTAAAGAAGCTGCTTACCTTGAATCATGGAAAAAAGATAACGATGGTAAGTTAGATGACCGCTACAAATCACTAGAGTCTACTAACTCAACAACAGTATCTGCTCCATCATCATCTGGTTTATTCAAAGGTCTTTAATAGATCAGTCTAGTTTTACCTAGGGACTCATTAGAGTCCCTTCTACTTTAAGAGATAAAACCATGCAACAAGAACAGCCAATCACAGACGTACAAGAACTAGGCAATGCAGTAATCTCTTGGCACATCCAAACATTACGTATAGTTGAACACGTATTGAATATGCCTGAAGATGCAGGTATTGATATCCCTACAGGTAACATCTTAGAAGATGGTACTCCAGAAGTTATTGATGGAAATGCTGATCATCGTGCAGGATTCTTAGCGGGTGTTAAATACGCTTTAGAGTTATTAGATACTTTCCCTATCAAAGGTGTAACTGCAGATGAGTAAGCAGAATAGACTAACAGCTGTAACTACAATCAATCATTTGATGCAGTTACGGCAGGATATTAAAGACAGTTTTAATGTTGGTTTATATAACGAGTTCCCTATTGCAGTTGTAGAAGAACTGTCTACTCTTGCACGACAATTACAAGTATCTGCTGATAAGATTCGTACTATTACAAATAGCCGCGGTATTACAGCAAATGAAGACTTTAAAGATAGTCTCGCTTGATCCTAGCTTTAGACATCTAGGTATAGCTATTGGTACTATGGATTGTGATACAGGGATACTCACAGTAAACCATATCGATACAGTCCATACCGTACCTAACCCAAACAAGAAAGTCCCAAACTCTACATGGGATATTTCGCAAGCAAAACTTTTATACACAGCTATTCAGGAATATACACTTGACGCTGATGTGGTGTGTATAGAAGTTCCTTATGG